TTGTGTATACCCAGAATGTTGCAGTTGTTCCTGTACCAGTTGCAATTGTCAAGGTTGAAGAACCTGAAGATGCTCCTACTGGTGCAGCAGATGTGTGTAGTGCAGACACGATTGTTGCGTTTGTTGCTACTACAGAAACAGTTGTTCCTGTGTCAACAGTTGCGACGAACTTAAGTGCGTCAGCAGCGTCAACTGAGTTGTCTGCTGGGACTGGCAATGATGCAGGCGTTGAGATCGAAGATGCTGTAGTGTTTGCTACAGTGTCTAGTGATACAGCGACTGACATTACAGCAGCACTTGCAGGTGTTGCTACGATTGTGCCCAAAGTCATGGCTGCAACCATGGCTAGTGCGATTTTCTTAAATGAGTTCATTTAATTTATTCCTTTTCTTTTATAATAGATTGAATCTATCCAAATAATCTTTTACATCATCTGGCATAGGCTTTAATTGTATCACGTTTCCTGGCTGCGAGTCAAGTCCTGATCTAGGTCTATCCCTAAATGTATGAATCTCAACCTCCTCATCCATATTTTTTGGGGTATGTGATATTGCCCCAAATATTGCTCCACACACAGCATCCGCTAAGTCCTTAGAGGATTTTCTTGGGTGGTCAACTCTGTTATTTTTCATAATCTTTAACTCTGTTAACTCTTGAAAGAGAAGTTCTATTGCAGGCATTACCAGTCTCTCCTCGTACATTAACATTGCCATATCCTCGTAATGCTTTTTTGCAACAGAGACAGTCTCAGTTCTCATTCCTACTTGCTTTAATTCGTTTTGAATATCAAAAGACTGCCAACGGTCAAAGGAAACCATTCCAATATCAAACCCTTGTCTTCTTAAGTTTTGAATCCATAACTTTACCTCTGAAAGGTTTACTGGGCCTTCTGTCTTTGGCTCCCAATAGACTACTGCATCTACAATTACTACTGGTGCCACTTGCTGATAATCTTTAATTACCTGAATATTTACCCATTTTTCTACGTGGGCGATTGCAATTGCACACTTGTCATGTTTTTGTGCTAAGTCGGCATGCACATAATATTTTTTTGTTGGGTCTGGTTTAAATGTTTCATCAAATCTTTTGTGTGAATCTATTGGGTTTCTTGTAGTCATGCATGCTCTTACTTTTTCTGTTTGTTTAAAGAATGCATCTGTAGAGTAAGTTGGAACACAGGCAAATCTCTGCATTGCATCTCCAAGATCTGTATAAAATGCTAACTTAAAATCATCAATTTTTCTTGTCGGATTAACTACCCAGGTTGGACGCTTCAGGGCAAATACACCTGGATACTTATAAGAAATTATATTCTCTTCATCCCAGTTAATTATCAACTTGTTCCCATCGGAATCTTCTGGTAAATCTTCATTCATTATAAAAGTGTGTTCTTTAGATACTACTTCTTTTTCCATAATAACTGCATCGTATCTTTGTGAAATAAAGTCTCCTGGAAAACGGGGGAATGAAAGCAAAGCAACTTTGCCAAGATCAGGGAAACGAGAATCTACAGAGGCACGGAAGGCTTTGTAGATATTGTCTGCAGTCTTTCCTTGATCATTTCCTGTGCCAACCTCTTGTGCAAAACCAGAAATTTCATCGAGTACTGCAAGTATAAGGTTCAAACCTTCGTGTGATTCTCTTTCTGAGTGACCAGAGTAAACAGTAATAGCATTATCAAACTCAATGCTTTCTGCTTTTGGATTATACTTTCCAGCAAACCATGGAGATTTTTCTATCTTTGTTTTAAAACCTTTAAAGAAAACATTTTTTGCTTGTTGTGCGTTAATAGCAACGTTAATTAGGTCAATAGCATCTCCAGATGGCTTACCAAAATATCTTGCAGGGTCTTTAAGGCACAGAAGTTTATATACAATATATGCACATGCTACTGTTGATACGAAGTCTTTTCCAGATCCCTTGCCAAGTTGCAGGATAATCTCATTCTTAGTGTATTTTTTATAATATCTTCTGCCCTCTTCATCACCAAGAAGATCGATCAAGTCCTCTTGTTTATATATTTGGCTCATTGCTTCAACAATGTCATACTGTATTTGTGATAGCGGTGGCTGACCTAAGAAATTTTCACCTTCAACAAATGTTCTTGCATCGACAGGGGTTTCTCTAAAGTTATTGTCTTTGAGTACCTCTAAGAATTCATCATACATCTGCGATTACCGTTATAACTTCATTCTCTTTTGATATCATGGACAATTTACGCATAATTAAATCACGAACTTCTGGATGTGATGAGGCTATATCTCTAAGTATCCCAACAAGAACTTCTTGTCTATTTTCAATTTCTAGCATTTCATCTGCAAGTTCTTTGTTCTCAAGTAGTCCAGCCTTTTGCAGCATGTCAATACGCTTAGACTCAATATCCATAACAAGTTTAATAGCAGCAGTTTTAGCACTAAGGTTATTTGTCATTGATGCTTCATCAATAACCTCGTAGGACTTTGATATAAGTTTGCTGTAGTGTGCGTCTGCTCCAGATAAAGCCTCTTTTGCACGAGCACGGATCATAGCATTGTTGGATGCACTAACCTTCCACTCATCAATATATGCGACAACCCTTTGTCTTGGAATGTCTAGTTGTTTTGAAATTACTGTTGGGTCACTACCTTTTAAGTATTCTTCAACAACATTATTTACTTGATCAAGGTGCTTTACTAGGTCTTCTTCAGTTGACATTATTTAACTCCCGTGCAATTTTTAGCAAGATTAAATAGCCAATCAGGTCATCAATATCGTTGTCACCAACAAAGGATCCACCTCTTGAAATCCTAGAAAGTTTATCATCAATGCGAACATGTAGTTGTTCAACATTGTCAGAGGTAGCAAAAATTCTAACGGGGTTAAGCGCTGAATCTCCATAAGACTTGTTTTTTGCAATAAGCATTGACTTTATCTCATCACAGACCTGGCCAATAGTAAACTGTGTTTCTTCACTCATAGTTTTCCTCTTCATCAAGTTCCCAATCAAACGTTTCTGGAATTCCTTTTAGTAAAGCAAATGCAAAACTAAAACCAACTGCACCTGCTACAGCAAGTGCTACCAATGCTTTTTCAATTTTATTCATCGTTTCGACTTCCTTAATCCAAACTTAGCAAGATAAACATAGATTGTTTCTACGCTCACTCCACACTCTTTAGCAATATCTTGAGGAGTTTTTTTATCAACAAGGAATCGCTTCTTGAGCCACAACTCACTAGAATATAGTTTTGTAGCCATTATATTGTTATTTTCCAGTTCATAGTCTTTGGGCCTTCATCTATTAATTTAAACATGTGGTCCTCATATTGTTTTTTTAGTTGTGCATAAAGTTGTGGACTAACTTCTTTTAGTTTGTCTGTAATTGAGTATAACATCTCTCCAGTGTTATTGTCAATACTATATATCTCTAATGCATTCTGTAAGAGTAAATGACTTATCATTTCTTCTGTTTTAATGTTCATACTATTCAAACGCCTTCTCTAAGTTTCCAATTGCCCAATGGCCTATTCCACAAGCATCTGCAACATCGTTATCAGTAATGGTTCTATCATAGATAGTATTAATAAATTTTATAGTTCTTTCTTTTCTAAGGTTTCTTTCATATGATTTATACCAAGAAACAGACTTTCCAGGATTCTGAGATCTAATAAATAACTGTTCATCTTTTGATATTTTTTTATTTCCCATATAGTTTTGCCACGTAATAGGAGATACTCTACCAATCATAGTTGTTCCTGATTGACCTGCTGACCCAAGAATTGCACCCTGCACTAACGCAAGGTCTGCAGCAGTCTTAGGACTATTCATAAATACAGTGTGCTCAATAACAATTGCTTCAAATCCATTATAGATATCAAAGAAAGACTTTACTTTTTTCCCAGCATCCATAACCTTCTCATATGTATTACTTCCTTCAAAGTTAATCTTGCCAACAGACTGTAGTGCTTTTTCTTTTGTATCAAACAAAGCAAAAGCAAGGCTATTAGTACTAGCGTCTATAGCACAAATGGTTGTTGGATTGATGTTGTATCCCCATTTATTTTTTACCATTGCTCTTGCTCCTTATTTCTTTTAATGCTTTTTCAACACTTGATGGATTTATGTTACAAGAAGCACAGATAACGTCATCGTTATATATTGAAAGACTTACATTACATTGCTTGCAAAGCCTAGTCTTTCCTTTTCTTTTTTGTCTTCTTGTAACTACATACCTTTGTGCAATTTTTTGTTTTGTTGCTTCTTCCCTACAATTGGGAGAGCAATAAATCTGATAACTTATATCAGTAGTAAATTGAGTATCACACCAACTACAGTGTTTCATCTAACGGCTCCAAAGACTTTAATTTAAAGTCTCCCTTACCAGCATCTGCACAAGCCTTTTTAATAGGACATGATTTGCAAATTTTTGAATTTGAGCGATAGTTCTTTTCAGGAAGGGTTCTATCGACCCAAGCCTTACGAACTGATCTCATCCATTCAAACGTCTGGTCTACCCACCGACGATAATAATCATTTACTTCTACTGGAAGTATAAGCAACTCGTGGTTGTTCTTATTTTCATAAATAAGAACTGCCTTTGCTTTCTTAAGAATCTTCATATAGATTAACAACTGAACAAGGTGACCACTCTTAGGCTTGTTATGTGCCTTGCGATACTCAAAACCTTCATTCATCATTGTTTTAATTTCGCCAAGGAGTTCTTCTCCCTGCCAATTAACCATAACATCTCCATAGCCAAAGATTGGTGGATCGTTATTTGTAATCTTAAATTCAGAATCCACAAGGAAGTCTGGAACATTTTTCATTGCTTCTTGAATTCTTTCGTGAGATTTAGTTCCAGCGGTCATATTGGCTGCGCTATATGGTGTTGCATCATCTTCAAACATCTGTCCGTCAAAAGCAAGGTACCAATATCTTGGACACTCTCCATGCCCGTAGGCAATTGTAGATGGTGCAAAAGTCTTCTTCTGTGTCTGCTTGTCAATACGATTAACAGTATAACCAGACTGAATTTTTTCAGTCAAACCAGCAACATCTATTGCGTGTACTGGTGGTTTTTCCTGCTTAACCATAATCTGCTGTAATAAACTTTTTGTCATTTTTTATGCTCGTTTCTATTAGTATAAGTATAGCAGATTATCGGGTTATGTACTTTAGTGCAGACACCAAGTTATTTAACGACTCTGCTGCCGTATAATAAAGATTCTTCTTTCCACGATCTGACTTATCAACATTGGCCATCCAGGTTGCCTTAAAGGCCATCTTTGCTGCAATTGCCTGAAGCCTTACAATCTCTATGTGAGCCACATTCAAAGGAATATCTGGCTTTATAATAATCTTAGCAATAAAGGTCAAGGCAGTTGTTAATTCCTCATCCTGCATATAGTCTGCAATCTCTGCCAAACCATTAACCATCTCTATCGTTGTTTGTTGTTGTTCCATTATTCCTCCACTAGATCTTCTAATATGCTCATCTCAATTATAGCAAGTCTTACTTTGGAGTTACCTTCGCCCATTACGACTACTATGGCTGGGTCCTTCCCATTCTTCATGGCATCGGTAGTAGCCTTTGCCCAAACCTCTTTATTTAATGTAAAAGACTTTCCAACTTCTTTAAAGTCTACAACAAAGTTATTCCAGGAAGCATCTCCCTTTTGTGTATTTCGACCAGAGTTCTTGTGCTGCTTAGCACCAATCCTTTTAGACTCACTCTTCTCCGTCATCAAAATCCTTCTTTTTTCTTCGTCCAAGATATACTGTTGTTAAATGTTTTTCTTTGCACATCCAAGTTAATGTTTTTGTTTCAGCATAACATCTTAATGTTGGTACTATAGTTTTGCATGTATGACAAACCCACTGACCATGATAAACAGTATAACTAGCCATTTAGTTTTGACTTAATTGATTCTTGCAAGTCAAGATCCTCTCTAACACGATTAACGAATGCTTCTTTACCCTGGACTTTTGAGCCGTCTGGAAGGATGTACCAAGCACCTGTGCGTTCTACAATGCCGTTTAGTTCAGCAGTAGTAACCAGGTCACCGATGGTATCAAGACCAATATCGTCACCTCTAAAATAAAAATCATACTCACCAGATTGGAACCCTGGAGAGGTTTTGGAGAACTGTAGTTCCCATCGAATAGTTCTTCCAATTTTTTCTTCAATTAATTTATCTCCTACCTTAATCTTTCCTTTAATCGCTTGATTGTCTGATTCGGAACTAAATAGTTTAACAATGCAAGAAGAATAAAACTTAGTAGCCTGACCACCAGAAGGCTGCTGGCTAGTATACATAGCGTTAATATTATTGCGAGACTGACTAATGAGAACAAGAAGAGTAGGCTTAACTTTGTTGTTAGCATAATTAAGCATTTTCCATGCGTTGCTAAAGTCACGGGACTCTGCTCCAATCTGCTTAGTATTTTCTAGTGCTTTCATTTCATCTGTATCTTTTTCAAAATAGATTGCTGGAAGCATTGATGTAATAGAGTCTACCACGATTAGATCAACTCCTGCATTCATTAATCCGACGCCTACGTCTACCATGTCACTAATAGTTCTTGCTTGTGAGTAGATTAGTTTTTCTGGATCTACCCCAAGAGTTCTAGCCCAGTCTTCTGAGTATGACATTTCTGAGTCAATCCATGCACAGAGTTTGCCCTCTGCCTGAGCCAGAGCAATCATCTGAAGGCACATAGAGGACTTTGCAGAGGACTTTGAGCCCCAGATAAGAACTTGTCTACCATAAGGAAGACCCCCACCCAGGGCACGGTTTAATCCATAACTAGGGGTAGGCTGGTACTCGTAGTTAACCCCTACTCCACTACCTAATTTTTTTCTCAACTTAGGATCGAGTTGTGCTAATGCTTCTTCTATACTAACCGACATGTACATCCTCCAATGTGACTGTTCCGTCTTTTGTTTTTCCAAAATCAAACTTGTAAGATTTTCCTTCTTCAATATTCATATACGCTTTTGCAAAGGATGTAGGGAATACTGTAATAGAATGCAGGTCTCTACCTGTGTCTGCAAGTGTAAGAGATGCCATCTTCTTTCCAGTCTTTGTAATCCTTGGTTTAAATGAAACAACAAACATTTCATCATCCTTATACGGCAACTGCTTATAACTTAAGAACTTTACAAGAGCATGTGATGATTCTTTTATTTCATCTGAAGGTATGAAAGAAACAATCCTGTTATCATTACACAAGACAAGATAAGAACGACCCGTCTCAATAGTTGTATTTTCATCGTCAAATATACCGACACTGCCAGTTTTGTCCAAAACTTCAACTCTTGACCATCCTGTTCCTCGCTTAATTGATTTTACCATACCCATAAATATGTATGATCCTTTTTCTTCAAAGTCAACAATATCCTGAATGAAAGCATAGTAATGAGAAGGTATTGTGATATTAAACTCTGGAAGGTTTAAGTACTCATATAGATTCTCTTTAATCTCCTGATCATTTCTAGGATTATCACTAAAGGTTGCTGCGCCAGTTACTCTTAGCGCTTGTAGTGCACGGCTGTTTACTCCGTTACCCTTGGTAAATGTAAACTCTTCAAGTTCTTTGTATGAATTAAATGGTCGTGCTGATATGTATCGTTCACCAATTTTGTCAGATATGAACTTGATAGCACTGAGTCCAAACCGAATGCCTTTACCCTCAATTTTAAAATCGATATCCGAATCGTTAATGTGAGGTAACTTAACGCTAATGCCCATTCTTTTTGCTTCAATAAGATATTCAGTTCTAGCATCTTTGTCCTTTTCATTTTTTAAGACTGAGTACATAAACTCAAGTGGGTAATAATACTTTAGCCATGCTGTCCAATATGACAGAGTTGAATATGCTACTGCGTGAGACTTATTAAACGAGTACCCTGCGTGAGCCTCAAAGTCATGCCATAGATCACGAGCAGCGTTAGGAGAAATAAACTTAGATGCACCTTCTACGAACTTCTCTTTAAACTGATCAAATTCTTTAGCATCTTTTTTCTTTCCAATGATCTTTCTAACCTTATCTGCTTCCGACATGGACATACCGCCAAGGTGTACGCATGCTTGCATAACTTGTTCCTGGTAAAGAATACAGCCATAAGTGTCCTCCGTAAATTCTTTTAACACTTGGTGTGTGTAAGATATATTTTGACGACCATGTTTACGATCAACATAATCTTTTCCAATAGTGTTCATTGCTCCTGGACGAACAAGAGCATTTGATGCTGCAAGTTCGTTTAAGTTTTTAACGCCCATCTTAACAATAAGGTTTGTATATGGTGCTGCTTCACACTGGAACACACCTTTTGTGTATCCATCAGATAGCATCTGATAAACATTTGCATCGTCCATCTTAATCTTAAGAAGGTCAATCTTTTTTCCATCTCGTTCTTTAATTATATCAATTGTGTTCTTAAGAACTGACAAAGTTTTAAGACCCAAAGCATCAATCTTAATTAGGCCAATTCTTTCAGCCTCTTCCATGTCAACACCAACTACTGGGATTCTTTCATCGGAGCCAGTAGAAGATCTTGTTTCAAGTGGTGCAAATCTAAAGATTGGTTCTTTGCTTGTTACCACACCTGCTGCGTGAATTCCTGTACCACGAATGCGACCACGAAGTTGTTCTCCATAGATCTCTACTTCTGGATACTTCTCACGAAATTCTCTGGTTGATTTTGAAGTACAGTAATCGTCCCATGAATCTACTGTCTTTAAAACCTTGTTAACATCTGATAGCGGAATGTTAAGGACTCTTGAAACATCTCTAACAATTCCCTTTCCTGTAAACTCAAGGAAGGTAGCAATAGATGCAACATGTCGATACTGTCTAACAAGATAATCTTTTACTTCTTCACGACGGGTATCTTGAATATCTGTATCAATATCAGGAAAGTCGTTACGATCTGGATTAATAAAACGAAAGAACAAAAGTTTATGCTCAATAGGGTCAATGTCTGTAATCTTTAGTGCATAGCAGACAAGCGAGCCAGCAGAAGATCCACGGCCTGGACCGACCATAATGTCTTCTTTCTTTGCCCAGTTGATCATGTTGCTTACAACAAGGAAGTATGGGGCAAACTTTTTATCTTTAATAATCTGCAACTCTTCTTCAAGTCTATCAAGATACTCTTGGTTTTCTGACAGGCCTCTTTCCATAAGACCAGCAAGGGATAACTCCTTTAACTCTTTATCTGGATTCTTGTATTGTGCTGGTAGAAGATCTAGTCCTTCTTGAATTCCATAGTCCCCCACTTTTTCTGCAATATCTAAAGTGTTTGAATAAATGTCTGGACGATCAATGCCTTGAGCCTCCATTGCAGATTTCATCTCTTCATATGAAAGTAGATGAATGTCAAATTTATTAAATGTAATCTGTCGATCTTCGCCATAAAGATAGTCTAAACGCTTCATCATGTCTGTTTGCTTTTTTGACTTTTCAAATGTATGCTCTTTGTCAATCTTTACATGTGTATTAAGAAGTAATTTAAATTCTTGAATTTCTTTTTGATCTGTGTGGCTGTGATGGCAGTCTGGTGTTACAACAACCTTTACTTCATACTCATCTGCCAAGGCAATCAACTGCTTGTTTATTTCTGCAGTATTATGTGGCATTACCTCAACATAGTAGTCATCATTAAATACACGCTTAAACCATGCAATATAATCTTTTGCTATAGCAAATTCGTTATTTTCAAGTGCCTTAACTAATACGCTACTTGGGCATGCAGATGTTACAATAATGCCTTCAGAATATTTTTCAAGTATTTCAAAGTCAAACCTTGGCTTCTTAAAGTATCCTTCTGTCCAAGATATCTCGCTGATCTTATTTAAATTCTCTAAACCAATTTGGTTCTTGGCGAGAAGTACTATATGGTTGTAGACTAAATCTAGATCTCCATCTCGTTCAGACTTATCTCTAGTATCAAATCTATCTTTACACATATAGCCTTCTACGCCAAGTATAGGCTTAATACCCTTTGCTTTTGCAATACGGTGCAGTTCCCTATGCCCAGATAAAGTACCGTGGTCAGTGATGGCAATTGCTGGCATCCCTAACTCAACTGCACGGTCAATGTATTCTTCTGGAGTAGCAATCCCGTCAAATAACGAGTAGTGAGTATGTACGTGTAAGCCTACGTAAGACATCTATTACCAGTCGATGTTGGTGCTGGTAACAGAAGGTGTGTCAAATCCAAAGTAGAATGCTTCTTGCTCTGGATATGGAACCTCACGAACAACCTTTTCTAGGTTGAAGAATTCAAAGCCATCCCATGCGAATGGTTCTGAATCTGGCTTTGATGGTAGAAGTGTGTAGTTGGTTTCAGTTCCCTGACCATTACGCTTTAACTTCCACTCAAGGTTTGAAATGCTACCTGTGTCAAGTGCATATTCACGGATATTGTTAAATGCTGACTGCTTAGAAATTCCTTGTGACCAAACAGCAATGTATGGATCTTCTAGCCCATCGTTCATTAGAACGTTACAGTAGAAGCGCAAACGTGCTCTCCAACCTGACTTTGGTTCCTTACGTGCCATCTCGCAACCGAAGCATCGTCCTTCTGAATCAATTGTGCATGCTGCCTTGCGCTTGTAGTCCTTTGGATTTGTATGCTCTGAAACCACCACAGAAAGGCCACGGGCCTCTGCATAGTTTGCTGAGTCTTGATCTAGTTCTTCTACAAATCGAATCTTTCCTGATTGTCCATCAGATAGTTTTACCCAACGAACCTTTTGGCCTGTTCCTTCGTACTTTGGTTTTTCGAGCAGGGCGTTGATATCTTTTAATCCCTTAATTACGCTCATATATTTCTCCTTTGTTTGTTATATTAGTTTAGCATAGACTGTATAGATTTGTCAAACTGGAAGTCTAAACCCTTTATGTCTTCATCAGCCATGTCGCCTATGTCTTTATATTGTTTATCTAATTTAATAACAGAAACACGAGAACCAAGTTTTTCAATTATCTTAGTCTTCATATTTCCTCCCGCCTCATCATTATCAGCAATAACAATAATGTTATTGAAATATTTTTGAAGCAATTCTATTTGTATGTTTGAGACATTTGCCCCAAGAGTTGCTATTGCTGGGAAACCAATCTGGTCAAGCCTTATAGCGTCAAAGGATGATTCTACAACATATACTCTGTCTGCTGTCTTTACTCTATGTAAATTAAACAAGGTTTTTGCTTTTGGTAGTCCAGGAGTATTCTTAAATTCTTTTCCATCAATCGATCTTCCAACAAACCCTACTGGCATTCCATCTGGACTATGAACTGGTACAGTTACCATATCTTGCTTTTCTGAATAGCCTAAAGAAAATTTTGACCAAGATGATGCTTCAAGTTTTCTATAATTAAAATAATCTTTTGCTCTTTCTGATAAAAGCAAATTATTGTATAAACGTTTTAATATTAACTCATCAAAAGGAACAAAGTCTGGCTTTTTGTATAACTGTTTATTAATTTCTTGTTCTAAGTTTCCCTCTTGCTCTTTATTTTTGATAAACCTAATTGACTCAAAATATGTTCTACCGCTAGTATGCATTATTAATTCAACAAGGTCAGTAATGTGTTGACAGGAAAAACAAAAAAACTTTCCAGTTGACTTATCAACTTCTCCTGCTGGTGTTCTTGTATTTGAATGGAAAGGGCAAAAAATAATATAGTCGGAGTCTACTTCTGACTCAACGCTTATACCTGCTCCTGCGAGAACTCGTTGGATCTGTTCTTTTGTGTATATATTGGTTTGTTTCCGTCTATCCCTGCTATCCATTCGCTTTTCTTTCTCCCTACGTATATAGCATGCACTGTTAGTGCAAACTGAAAACTTCTCTTCTTCTCATTATAGTCTATCGTAAAATCTGGTTCAATGTCAATCCTTGGAACATATCCTGACAACTTCATCTCAGAGACTAGAAGTCTAACATATTCTAGTCTAAGTCTACCTATAGCAGATTCATCGTGGATGACTCCATCTAGATAGAACTTCTTGATCGGTTTGTGATGATAATTTGCCATAATACATATTATAACTAGTTATCTTTGTTTTCATAGTCCTTGTATCTATAGTATCCCTTATCAAAATCAACCTGCACTAGGAAATCCCCCATAAAACCATTACGGTTCTTTCTAAATGCACATTCAATAATATCACTATTTGTTCCTCTACCAAGAGCAATAACCCAGTCTGCATCATATGCAATCTGTCTAGACCAAGCAGTCTGCCCCAAAGTAGGAACAGAACTAAGGTCATTAACATCGTCTGGTGTGGCAGATGATATAGCAATAATAGGAACCTCTTCACCAATAGCCATTAGTTTAAGTTCTCTTGAAAGGTTCTTCATTCGTACCGTTTCATTATCTGACTTCTGATTAGGAGCCATCAACTGAAGGTAGTCAACGATTACAAAGTCTGGCTTATACTGATCAATCTTTCCACGAAGAACTGATGGGTTAATTTCTCCACCTTGGTCGTTAGAAATAATATGAAACTCTGGCTTACCCTGAAGATGCTTTGCATGCCACATCCTTAAGGTTTCCATCTCAACCTGACCATTACTTAACTTTCTGTGTGACCAAAGTCCTTCTCCCATAATTGTGAATACACGATTACGAACTTCTGTTTCTGACATCTCAAGAGAGATGACAAGGGGTGTTTTACCCTGTTTCCAGGCCTGTACAGCGAAGTATAGGGCCATCCACGACTTTCCTATGCCTGGGTATGCTAGAAAGACTCCTAACTGCCCTGGCATAATTCCAGAAGGAAGATAGTTATCAAAACCTGGAAGGTTTGTTTTAATGCCAACATGGCCTGCTGCTTGCTGAACCTTTAGGTTTTCAAAGTATGCAACTGCTGATTCAAGATCTGTTACATCAATATCACGAATAGCAGATGTGTTCTTTTTTAATTCTGATGTCTGAGTAATTAAATTATCTAAAGCCTTGTTTCCTTCTCCCTGCTGTACATCTCCAGCAGCAGAGCGAAGAATATCTTTTAGACTGTCATTAAGATACTCTGTTTGTAATTCTTCTAGGTGGTGCTTTGTTGCACCGATTCCAGATATTGGTTCAAAATCTCTAAACTTTTCTACAACTAGTGATACTGGTGGGACAGACTTGTTGTGTTCAAAATAGTTTCTGATAAAGTTCCAGACATCATTGTGTGTTCTAAGAAGGTTGTCAATGTTTGCCTGAAGCAATACGTGAACTTGCTTGTCTTCAAGAACAGCAGTAATTAGTTTTGCTTCTGTATTATTCACTTAGCCACTCCTTAGCCATTCGTCTGCGTTCTGCCCTGTCTTCATCGTCTCTTTTTTTATCTTTTTGTGCCTGTAATATTTTTTCTGCATTGTATGCAAAGTAATTCCAAGAAGGACTCTCTGCAACTTTAAAGTAATACTCAAGTATATCGTAACAGCCTGAAATACCATATGATTCAACTAGAGCGTCTGAAGCCCATTGTTCTACATTTAGATTAAGGGATGGCTTTGATTCGTACCTTGCGGTATGATACTTACTGTATCTTGAAAGCAAAGCCATGCGGTCTTTGCGTTCGGCCATTACTCGTTTATTTCAGACTTGGCTTCGTTAATCTTTTCAGTTAATTTATCTTCAACAAACTTATACACACGCTCAAAAGCATCGTTTGTATTTTCTCCGTCACGCTTGCTATCAATGATTCCAAGATCAAGTCTTAGTGATTGAAAGTTCCCAAGGTTTAATGTGTATCCTAATGTTACAGATACTTTTGTCTCTTCGTTTTCCATTTCATACCCTTCGTTAAATAGACTCATTCCAAATTGGAATAAATCTTCCATCTTCTGTCTTCGTATATGTAATTATACCGTCTCCCATGCGCCGTGTCAACTCTTGCTGTGAGGGAGTAATGTCATTTGTTATTAATTTGTCTTTTCTTGGTCTACCAATGTGGTACGTAGCAAGTATATCACGTATCTCTCTTACCTGTGATTCTGAGTAATATGATCTAACTTGAAATCCTCTTGCACCACCTTTTTGTGAACCCGTTGGGAAAGGAATGATTCCTCGTTTCATTAATGATGGCATATATTTTTTATGACGATTAACTAAATCAGCAGTCTGGCCAACAGTGTATGCTCGTTCTCGGTTCTTTTTAAAATCACTAATTAAACAACTTTCAATTTGATCTTTTGTAATATTATAAACAGACATTATTCCATTTGATCTGTTCAAATGATGAACCCTTATAAGGTCACCATTTAAAAACCACACCTTTTTGTTTCCAGGTATTACAGAGGACTGATTGTAGCCTTCGCTCTCAATTTTTCCTTTTCTAGTAGCCACTGACCCTCCCGTGATGCTGTTGGTGGATTTAAAAATCTTCTAGATCCACAGTACATACAAAATACTTCAAGGTGGTCTACCTTGCTGTACTGTCTATCAATAAACATTCTTCTACTGCATTTGTAGCATTTTATCATTCTTAGTTTGGTATTCCAACAATAATTAAATTCACATCTACTGACATATCACCAGTAGTACCAAATCTTACGATGCCCTCAACCTTTGAAGTGGTCACAGTTTTTAAAACAACTGAAACATTTTTACCAGCATCTGTTCCACCAACGTTGATTGGTGTTGCCGTTGCAATGGGTGCATACTTAAAATCTGTTGGAAAGTCATACGAGAATGAAACTTCTGTTCCAGCGCTTCTTGTAGAACTATTAACAACGTTAATGTACCCACCAATAATTCTTGCTTCTGAGGCTTTTATGCTTTGCTTTCCAATTCCTGGTGTATCAATTGTCACGTACTTGTAGACTGCTGGTGATATTTGAGAAGCAAGATCATTAATTGCAGTCGCCAACTGATAGATGTAAGAAACATCTAAAGGTTGTCCTCGTTCTGGTAGTGGTAGTTTTGCCATAGTTATACAATTATACCACTAACGGCTGTCCCTAAAGACTCAAATAATGTTGCGTGGGAAAACCTTTGCTTTGGAAAGGTTGGAACTTGAACTGCAACTTTTACATTAGTCGCATTATCTTTAATTATAGTAGCAAACATTGTTGAATAAACTGTTGTAGCGTATTCCCAATTTCCAGAATCCCACTTTACATATACATCAAACTCTGACTTAGTGTCAGGTAGGGGAGTCCATACTGCAGTTATTGTATTATTTGTTTGTGATGCAGAAACCGAAAAAGGAATGTCGGATACGTCAGCAAGTGGAAGCCTGTACTTTGTTGACCAATGAGAAGATCTATTTTTATCTTCTGAGACAATCTTAAATCTTACTACATAGTTTTCATTTAGTCCAGATCTTTGTGGTAAAGATGATTTTAAAATAATTACCTTTTTAATTCCAGAATCTGCTGTTGCCATTACTGAACATCCATTGCAAATCTAAACTCAATATAGTTTGTAGTGTTTGCTAATTTTACGATAGGCTCAGCGTTAGTATTTTTAATAACCGAATAACCAGTCATTCCATATAGTGGATTTGCAGAACTAGTATTTTCTAATCTAATAGCATCTAGGC